AGAAAGACCCCCCTGATTGTGCAAAACGTATCTCCCCGCCCGAAACGGTGACAGTGACCCACGAAAGCCCAATGACTCGCGGTATTGGTAGCCAATGACAACGGCTGAAGTACAAACTAAACCGCCGCTGATGGGGGCTTTGTACCCACGCCTACACACACCCTGGTTAAACACTAAAACCCGTGGTAATGAGATCGCTGAGTTAGCCGAACGCATTGGCCAGCCATTATTGCCTTGGCAAAAACTAATTCTTGATGATATGTGCGCTATTGATGACAATGGCAAGTTCATAAAAAAATCCAGCCTATTTATCTGCGCCCGGCAAAGCGGTAAAAGCCACATGTTGCGTATGCGCGTGCTGGCAGGGCTATTTTGTTTTGGTGAGCGCAATATCTTGATCATGAGCAGCCAGCGGCGTATGGCTGAGAAGTCACTTGAAATTATTGCCGACATTGTGGCCCGCAATGACTTTTTGCTGGCACAAGTCAAAGATGGCAAAATAGAAAACGCCTACCGTAAAAGCAATGGCAAGGAACGGCTGATATTGGAAAGCGGCGCAGTGCTTGAAGTAGTTGCGGCCAATTCTGATTCCAGCCGTGGTTTAACCGCTGATGTGTTATGGATTGATGAATTGCGTGAGGTAAACGAAGCGGCTATGGATGCTAGCAAAAGCACAACTTTAACTCGCCCAAATAGCCAGCGTTTTTATACGTCAAATGCCGGGGCGGCTGATTCCGATGTGCTGCTACACATGCGCGAGCGCTCGCTAGCCAAGCCACCTAAGTCATTGGGCTTTTATGAATACAGCGCTAGCGAAAATTGTGATATTTGGGATCGCAAAGCATGGGCGCAGGCTAACCCATCACTAGGTTTATTAATCAGCGAGGAAGCCATTGAGGAAACAATAGCGACCAGCACCATCATGGCCGCACGTACTGAGACATTATGCCAATTTGTAAACACTGGCATGACTAGCCCCTGGACACCTGGCAGTTGGGAAGATTTGGCTGATGCCGAAATGGTTATGACACCAGGTATGCAGATGATGTTTGCATTTGACGTTGATCCACACACACGCCGTTCAGCCAGCCTTGTGGCGGGTGCGCTGCTACCCGATGGTCGCATAGGCCTAGCGCTAGTTAAAACCTGGACAAGTGAAATTGCGGTAAACGAATTACAGATAGCGGTGGACATAAAAACCGAGGCTGACAAGTGGCATCCCCGGTTGATTTTGCACGATTCCTACACCACTGCTGCTATTGCCGAACGGCTAAAGAATTCCGGGCTTATGGTTGAGGCTTGTGTAGGGGCGCAGTTTTATACGGCATGTTCAACCTTTAAAGATGCCATAGATAACAAGCGCGTGGTTCATGGGGTGCAAGAGGAATTGGATCAACAAATGCTCAACGTGGCTAGTTCAAGTAAGGATTCAGGCTGGAGAATTGTCCGCAAAAAATCACAAGGCAGCGTAGCCGCCCCAATTGGCATGGCCATGGTTGTATTGCACCTTTCCAAACCAATTAGCGAAGCCAAAATCTATATTTAGACACGCCGTAGGCATCCCTGTTGGTGCTTTACAAACTGCGAAAATTGCCGTATGGGATTACTTGAAACCTTTGGCATCCGCAGTAAAGATAAAGTGCAGGTTGATGCACAACTAGCACCTGCCATTATGTCGGATCGTTTTGGTGCAGGCCAATACAGTTATGGCGGCATGTATGGCAACGGGTATGGCGCAGGACTTATGGATCGCGGTACTGCACTTCAAGTTAGTACTGTGGCAAGATGCCGTAATTTAATTTGCGGCGTAATTAGTTATTTACCGTTGGAATTATACAAAAAATCTACAGGCCAAGAATTACAAAGCCCGTTATGGTTAGAGCAGCCTGATATTCGCCAACCGCGTGCAGTTACACTTGCGTACACAGTGGACTCGCTCATATTTTATGGTGTGGCTTATTGGCGCGTGACTTCACTATATGCCGATGATGGCAGGCCTTCAGGGTTTGAGTGGGTTGCAAATACTCGCATCACAGTTACAACCGATCCACAAGGTTATGAAGTCGCTTATTACGCAGTTGATGGCAAGCGCGTACCAATGTCAGGTATTGGTTCACTTGTTACTTTTCAATCTTTGCTACCAGGTGTTTTGGAAACGGGCGCACGCACAATTCAAGCAGCACTTGACGTACAAAAAGCAGCGGCAGTTGCAGCGGCTACACCAATGCCTACCGGAATCATCCGTAACCAAGGAGCAGACCTTCCTGAAGCACAGGTGCAAGGTTTGTTAGCGGCTTTTAAATCGGCTAGACAAAACCGCAGCACTGCTTACCTTACTAGCACTTTGGATTACCAAACAGTTGGCTTTTCACCTAAAGAAATGACCTACAACGAAAGCAGCCAGTATTTGAGTACCGAAGTCGCACGATTGATGAACGTACCAGCGTTTATGGTTAGCGCTGATATGAATAACAGCATGACTTATCAAAACGTTTTAGATAGTCGTAAAGAATACGTGGCTTACACGTTGCAACCTTACATTTGTGCAGTAGAGGAAAGACTTAGCATGGATGATATAACCGCACATGGTAATGTCGTGAAGTTTGCAGTTGATGAAACGTTTTTGCGTGCAGACACAATGGCACGACTTGATGCAATAGAAAAAATGCTAGCCCTTGATTTAATTGACGTGCAAACTGCACGTGAAATGGAAAATATGAGCCCTTACGGAATAGGAGACAACAGTGCATTTAACGTTTAGTGCATCTATCACTGCAAGCGATGGCGAAAGCCGCATGATTGCTGGCAAAATTGCACCTTATGGTGAAGTTGGTTACACCAGCGCCGGTAAAGTTGTATTTCAAGAAGGCAGCATCAATATACCTAACGTTGATAAAGTTAAATTGCTTATGTCGCATGACAATTCAAAAGTTGTTGGGCGTATGCGTACTGTTGAATCAAAAAAAGACGGCATGTATGCAAGTTTTTCCGTAAGCCGTAGCACCGCAGGATCAGATGCAATTTTGCTAGCCCAGGAACAGTTGATGGATGGCCTATCCGTTGGTGTAGAAGTATCTGCATCAGAGCCAAAAGGTGACTATCTCCTGGTGACCGCTGCTACTTTGCGTGAGGTGTCGCTTGTTGAATCGGCGGCATTTTCAACAGCAGCGGTGCAAAGAATTGCTGCGCAGGCAGAAATTGTGGATGCAGAAATGTCCACGACAACAAAAACCAGCGTGACAACAAGCACGACAACAAGCACGACAACCGAAACCGAAACCGAGACAGAAAGCGAGGAGCCTGTGACTACAGCCCCCGAAACTCCAAACGAGGATCAGACAGAGGAAGTGGCTGCAACAACAGTAGAAGCAGCGCGCAAAATCATCCGACCTTCAGTCCTAAACAGCCAAACTGTACGTACACCAATTACATCAATGGGTGCATATACAGAGCATAAAATCAAAGCAGCATTAGGTAACGATGACTCACGTTTATACGTAACCGCTGCTGATGATAGTTTTGCAACAAATCCGGGTTTTAATCCAACTCAGTATCTTTCAGAATTTCCAACAAATACACGTTTTGGCACCCCTGCCATTGATGCGTGCAGCCGTGGCACACTACCTGCTAACGGTATGACAATTAACGTACCTTCATTGGTTACTTCAGCAGGCGGCGGTACAGGTGTTGCACCAGTTGTAACAGTTGAAGCCGAAGCAGGCGCAGTACAAAATACCGGGATGGAAACTGCCTACCTAACAGGTACAGTTGCCAAGTACTCAGGTATGAATACCATCAGCATTGAATTGCTAGAGCGTGGATTTGGAGATGGTAATTTCTTTAGTGAATTAACCAATCAACTTCAAAACGCATATCTAAAAACTATTGACACAACAGTATTAGCAGCGCTTATTGCTGCTGGTCAGTATTCATCAGGTTGCGATGCAGATTCAGCAGGCATTATTGAGTTTGCATCTGATTCAGCGCGCAAGGTTTATACAGCAACTGGTTACTTTGCAAGCAACTACGTAGCCAACCCTAGCCAATGGCAAATTTTGCTCGGCGCAACGGATAATACGGGGAGACCAATTTACTCAGCCAGCCAGCCAATGAACGCGGGCGGTTTAGTTCAACCTGGTTCAATTCGTGGCAACGTGCTAGGACTTGATTTGTACGTGGACAAAAATTTCACAGCCACTACAACTGTTGATGATTCAGCAGTAATACTTGCACCTGAGGCATTTACTGTTTATCAATCACCACAGGCTTACATGTCTGTAAACGTAGTTTCAAACCTACAAGTGCAGGTTGCAATTTATGGCTACATGGCCACAATCGCCAAAATGCCTAACGGAATCGTTAAGTTCAACCTTAACTAAATCCCCTAAGAAGTCGGTGGGTCATTAGCCCTTTGACCCACCGACCCTAACAAGTAAAGGAGTACAAAATGGCAGCCACCTATGTAACCGTTGCAGAATTGCGCGCAAATTTAGGTATTGGCACTTTGTACACCGATGCAACGCTGGATGAAGTGTGCCAGGCGGCGCAGGATCAAATCAACTCCTTCCTGTGGTTTGATTCTGCACCCGTCGTGGGAACGGCGCTCGTGTCTAACGTTGCAACTGTTATGTTGGCCAACCCCGGTATTTTTACTACAGGTGAAACTGTAGCAATTACTGGGGCTGGTACAACGTTTAACGGCTCATACACAATTACGGGCACAATTCCATTTAGCACTGGCACAGCCAATATATTGCCAGCGTTTAATTTGCAATTGAATTATTGGCAAAACCCACAGGGTTACAGTTTTATACAATATGCAAAAACAGCAGCCGATCAGAATTTCAGGCGCGTATTGCCATACGGTAAGGCTGAAGGCGCAGACACAAAAAGCGCTACATACGTAAACACAGCCAGCGTGCGCGAAGCCGCAATGATCCTGGCTGTTGATATTTTTCAGGCACGTCAAGTTAGCCAAACTGGTGGGGTCAGTGTTGATAATTTTAACCCTAGCCCTTACCGCATGGGTAATACCATGATTGGCAAAATTAGAGGCCTGCTAGCCCCGTACATGTCACCTATGTCTATGATCGGCTGACCCATGGCCGTTGCGATTACAGCACTTAGAACTACTATTGCAAACGCCTTAGCAAACCCTGGTGTGTGGCAGACATTTGCTTATCCACCAACCACAGTTTTGGCCAATTCAGTTATTGTCTCACCAGCCGATCCTTATATTGTGCCTGCCAATGGCCGCTATAACCAGGCAGCAATACAACCAATGGCCAACTTCCGAATCACCATGACCGTGCCAGCATTTGATAACCAGGGAAACCTGGCTGGCATAGAGGACACAATGATCGCCGTGTTTAACAAACTGGCTAACAGTGCGATCTCATTTAGCGTTACCACAATCTCAGCGCCTACAGTACTAAACGCTGATAGTGGCAGCCTGCTTATGGCAGACCTACAAATAACCGTACTAACAACTTGGAGTTAAAAATGGCAGATCAACAGATAACCCCGGCAGATATTGAGGTTTTAAAAAAACTTGGTCTGCCAGTTCCAGGAGAAACAACAACCAAAAAGAAGGATGAGGAATAAACGATGGCAATTTATTTAGATAACAACGTTGGCCTGAAAATTGCCACTGTTGATTTGAGCGAGTACGTAACTAGTATCACGCTAACGCAAACCTTTGACGAGGTTGAAACAACAAGTATGGGCAGCACTGCACACACTTTTGCAAAAGGATTGGAAGCCAGCACATTGCAGGTGGATTTCCTAAACGATTGGGCCGCGGCCAAAGTACAGGCAACACTTCAGGCTGCTTACGGCACAAGCGTTACTGCAATCATTATTCCTTTAAAAGGAACAGCGGTAGGTGCAACAAATCCAACATACACAGTTTCCATTTTGATCAACAATTTAACCCCAGTTGGCACAGGCGGCCCTGAGGACTTTGCACGATCAAGCATGACATTTACATGCACATCCGCAGTTGCATATTCAACAACAGCACCGTTCTAACTAACTAAGGGGCAAAAAATGGCACGGCTAAAAATCGTAAGGGCTACCGGGGAAACTATCGTAAGCATTACCCCGGTGGTTGAAGTCGCGTTTGAAAAATACGCAGGGCAAGGCTTGTACAAGCAGTTGCGCGAGCATGAAAAAAACAGTGACTTGTACTGGTTGGCTCACAACGCCTTAATGCGTACCGAAGTTATCCCGCCGTTTGGTGACGATTTCTTGGCGTCGCTTATATCGGTAGAAGTAATAGAGGATGAAAGCCCAAAAGTAGGATAGATCGGGGCAGTTTTACATATTTAGTGGCATCACTAGCCATTGAGTTAAAAATTAGCCCCGATCAAGTCCTGGCAATGGATGAAGTCATGTTTAAAGCAGTATTGCAAGTATTGGCAGACAGAGCAAGGGAGCGTGAAAGTGGCCGTAAACATCACAGGCGTACAAGGCACACTTAAAGCCATGCGCAAATTTGATCCTGACTTAGCGAAACAAATGAACACACAAATCCGTGGCGCAATGATGCCTATACGCGATAAGGCCCGTGCCTTTGCACCGGGCAATAGTGAAATGCTAAGCGGCTGGACAAAAGCCAATACATCCACAGCCGCTAGAGGCCACAGATTCTTTCCTAAATACGATCAAAGCGAAACCCGCGCAGGCATTGTTTACCGTCAAGGTGCTAACAATAAAGGCGAGGTTGCAGGCGCTAAATTTACAAGGCGCTGGCAGGTTGCATATTTTATTGCCAACAATTCCCCAGGTGGCGCGATCTTTGAAACATCAGGCCGCGTACATCCAAACGGCAGGACTTCATCTCATATTGTGGCCAGCCGACATAAACTTGCAAAAGATAAAAAATACAGCGTATCCAGCGGCACACGCCGAGATATGAACAGCCTTAACCCAAATGCAGGCCGTCAATTCTTAGAGCCCCTAGGCCCGATATATGGCAGCCGTGGCACTATTGATCCGCGTTTTGGCAACACAGACCAGCGTGGCCGTCTTATCTATAGGGCATGGGCCGAGGATCAAGGCCGCGCAGCACACGCAGTAAACTTAGCCATCAATATAGCGGTAGGGCAATTTAACGCCACACATACGGCTAGCAATTACGGATTGGCCGCCTAATGCCAAATTTAGTAGTGAGTGCGGTAGCCAAGTGGAACGGCACAGCCCTTAAAAAAGGCGAGCGCCAAATAACCCAGTTTCAAAAAACTACCAACCTTTTAGCCAAGTCATTTGCGGCGGCTTTTGCTACACGCAAAATTGTGCAATTTGGCAAAGCGAGCGTGCAGGCTTTTATGGCCGACGAAAAGGCAGCCAAATCGCTATCGCTAGCCTTGCAAAATACAGGCAATGGTTTTGCCACCATAGCCACTGAAGGTTTTATATCTCGCATGCAAGACACTTACAAGGTCCTTGATGATGAGTTGAGGCCTGCGTTTCAAACTTTGCTGACGGCCACCGGGTCAATTACTAAGGCGCAAGAAGGTTTACAACTTGCCTTAAACGTATCCGCTGGAACTACTAACGATTTGGCTACAGTTTCCAAAGCCTTAGCGCGTGGGTATGCAGGACAAACTACAGGGTTGAGCCGACTCAACGCAGGTTTAGACAAGGCCATATTAAAAACGGGCGATATGGAACAAATTACTGCCAGGCTTAATAGCAGATTTGGCGGCCAAGCGCTAGGTGTTTTAAATACTTACGCAGGCCAAATGGCCGCCCTTAGCGTAGCGGCTGCTAATGCTCAGGAAATTATTGGTAAAGGTTTGCTTGATTCTTTAAATGCAATTGGTGGCGGTAATACGCAAAGCGGTATAGAAAAAACTACTGGGTTAATGGAAAAACTTGCTACTGCTGGTGCAAAATTTAGTGTTAATTTTAGTACTGGTATTGGTCAAGGCCTGGCATTACTACGTGGTGATCTTGCAACTTTTAAAGCCTTAGGGGTAGAGGCACAAAAAACATTAGCGCAAAAAGCCCTTTACAGCAGCACGTCTATGTACTTTACAGCCGAGACAGCCGAGCGTGCCAAACTAATTGCAACCATAAAAAAAGGTAATGCAACAGAAAAAGAAAAAGCCAGGTTAGCAGCCATTGAATTAGCCAACAAAAAAAAGCAATCTGAATATGATGATCTCAAAAAGAAGTTTGATTTAGAGCGTATTAACCTTGAAACAGCGCTAGCCAATTCTAAAGATGAAGCAGAAAAAGCACGCATACGCAGCCTGCTTACTATTATGGATGAGGATGTTAATGCAGCCGCCCGGCGCTTGGCTGAATTAGATAAAGCCGATGCTTTACGCCTACAAAAAGAATTGATTGCAGCCAAGGCTTTAAATGACCTTGCCATTGCAGCCAGTTTAGCGGCGGCAAAAATTGGTAGTTTGCCTTCAAGTGGCTTTATCCCTGGCAGTTCACAAGTTTACCCAGGTGATTTTGGCAATGGCGGGGCAGTAGGCGAGGAAATAAACCCTAACATTTCAAATTATCCTTCTACAGGTATGATCCCTGGCAGTTCACAAGTTTACCCAGGTGATTTTGGTGAAGGCGGCGTAGCGGGCATGGCCGCAGTCAATAACATAACAATTAATACCCCATTAGGTAGCGAGGAAGCGCTTACTGAAGCCGTACAAAAGGCAGTACAACAAATTAACCGTTATGGATTTAGCAGTACTTATGCTGGGGCAATTCCTACACCATGACAGTACCTACGCTTAACGCTTTTATTAACTTTGGAACGGGGCCAAGTTTTGCCCAGGCCATGATTATTGGCCAAGGCATCATTGGCACAAACATTTTGGCAGATAACGCTGCCCTAATTGTTGATGTATCAAACCAGGTAGATGGTGTTACTACCCGGCGTGGCCGTAATGCCGAGGCTGATCAATTTCAAACTGGTACTTGCTCACTGCGTTTGGTTGATCAAAATGGAGACTTTAATCCGCAAAACCCAGCATCACCGTATTTTGGATTTCTTGACCCAATGCGCAAATTACAAATTACCGCAATTTTTCAGGGTGTTACTTATCCAATTTTTAGCGGGTTTATTACTGGTTATCAAACTATCACCCCACAAGAATCAAATGACAACGTTACCTATACAACCATTACAGCCGTTGATGCTTTTAGACTTGCGCAAAATGCACAAATTACAACAGTGGCTGGCACTAGCGCTGGGCAATTAAGCGGCGCAAGAATTAACGCCCTGTTAGACCAAATATCCTGGCCTTCAACTATGCGCGATATAGATGCCGGGCAGACAACTATGCAGGCTGACCCAGGCACAGCGCGAACAGCCTTGGCCGCCTGCCAAACCGTAAGCACAAGCGAATACGGGGCATTTTACGTAGATGCAACAGGCTCGTTTGTTTTCCAGGATCGGGCGCTAACTTCATCCAGTATTGGCGCAACTCCAACCGTTTTTACAGATAACGGCTCACCTGGCCTACTTTACTTTGATGCCCAATGGGTGCTAAATGACGTGCTTATCTACAATCAGGCTAATATCACCCGCAACGGCGGTACTACACAGGTGGCTACAAACAGTGCCAGTATTGACAAATACTTTTTGCATAGTTATACCCAAACGGGTTTGCTTATGCAGACAGATGCCGTGGCCCTGGATTATGCCCGGGCTTATGTCGCTAGCCGTGCTGAAACCAGCGTGCGGTGTGATTCTATAGTGTTAGACCTTTACACCAACAATTACGACACAGGCATAGTGGCTGCCCTTAGCCTTGATTTTTTTGACCCAATAACCGTAACCACCACGCAGCCAGGATCAAGCAGCCTAACAAAAACCTTACAAATTTTTGGTGTGTCCATGACTATAAATCCGAACAAATGGCGCGTACAATTTGTCACACTTGAACCAATTTTAGATGCGTTTATTCTAAATTCATCACAGTACGGCGTTTTAAACAGCAGCACGTTGAGTTACTAAAGGAGATATAAATGCCAATTTCAGGTTTTCCAACAATTTCTGGTGAAGTTCTGACCAGTAGCACGATGAACAGCCTGGTGCAATTTGACGTTGTGACACAGACAGGTGACTATACAGCCACCACAAATGACAACTATCAAGAGTTGCAAGTAATGAACAAGGCTACGGCCATTGCTTTCAAAATTCCTACAAATGCTACAACAGCGTTTCCAATTGGCACAGTACTAACAGTTTTAAACATAGGTGTTGGACTTTGCACTATTTCAGCAGTAACTAGCGGAACAACCACTGTGCTTAGTTCCGGTGCAACCCCGGCTGCTCCTACTCTTGCACAATATAAGTCAGCAGCCTGTATTAAAACTGCTACTGATACTTGGTACGTTGTGGGGGCTATTGCGTAATGCTTAACAATTTGGTTGGCGTTATCTTTGATACTGGTATTCCAAAGCCAACCACTGCTGAAATTTTAGTAGTTGCAGGCGGGGGTGGAACTGCAAATACCGGCGGCGGTGGAACAAACGTTGCTGGGGGCGCTGGAGCGGGTGGGCTGGTTTATCAAGCATCACGAACTCTTGCTAGTTCCTTCACGGTTACAGTAGGCGGTGGCGGTGCAATAAACGCTAATGGTAATGATTCAATTTTTGACACAATAACTGCCAATGGCGGTGGTAAAGGTGGAACTGAACTTGCTTTTCCTAGCAATGGTGGTTCAGGTGGTGGTTCAACTTGGGCGGCTGCGTACAACACCGCAGGAACAGCAACACAGGGTAATTCAGGTGGTGGAACGGGTTACGGTTTTGCTGGTGGGACAAACACAGTTGGTGCAGGCACAGGTAATTATCCATCAGGCGGGGGCGGGGGCGCTGGGGCTGTCGGTGATAACGGAAGTTTAGGCACGCAAGGCGGTAACGGTGGAATTGGTCGTGCTTATTCAATTACAGGCTCAAGCACTTATTATGCTGGCGGCGGCGGCGGTTCATCGTGGATTACTGCAACCGTTAAATCAAGTGGCGGTTTAGGGGGCGGGGGCCAGGGTGGTTGTAATTCAGGTGGTCTCAATGTTGGAACTTCTGGAACTGATAACACAGGCGGGGGGGCTGGGGCATCAACTGGTGGGGGTGCTGGACAAACTGGTGGATCAGGTGTTGTGATCATGGCTTACCCAAGCAGCAAAGCAGATTTGACCACAATAGGTGGCACTTTAGTTTATACAAAAACTACTTCTGGTGGAAATACTATTTACAAATTTACAGCAGGAACAGGAACGGTAACTCTATAATGGCTCACTACGCGTTTCTTGATGAAAATAACATTGTAACTCAAGTTATTACAGGCCGCGATGAGTGGGAAGTAATCAATGGCATAACCGATTGGGAGCAGGCTTACTCAGAGGTTAAAGGTCAAGTTTGCAAGCGTACTTCTTACAATGGCAATATCCGCTATAACTATGCTGGGATTGGTTATACCTACGATCCAATTGACGATGCTTTTATTGCGCCTCAGCCATATCCTTCTTGGATTCTAAACAAATTAAAGCAATGGGAAGCGCCAATCCTTTATCCAAATGATAACAAAATGTATAACTGGGATGAAAGTATAGGTAATTGGGTTGAAAGAAACTAGTTACAACGGATGGCCAGCGAGTAAAGACCAAGCGGAAATTGGCGTAAAGCCTTACCCGGTAAAAGGCACTAACTTAAAAATTAGATGCGCCAAAGATGCTGGTGTTTTGCTAGCCGCGTTTGCTGCTGAATTTCATGCGCTGATTGAACCCATTGATGAAGGCGTGCTAGACGATTGGGCCTACGCGTACAGGATGGTACGAGGTACAACTGACAAACTAAGTTGCCACAGTTCAGGCACAGCCATTGACCTAAACGCCACTAAACACCCACTAGGCAAAGCAGGCACGTTTCCATTAGCCAAAGTGCCAATGATTCAAGCGCTAGCCAAAAAGTACGGCCTGACGTGGGGCGGCGATTACCGGGGGCGCAAAGATGAAATGCACTTTGAAATTGCTATAAGCCGTGAAAAGGCTATAGCCCTAGCCAAAAAACTGGAGTTAATAGATGCCTAAGTCAGCCGTTTTTACCGTTACAACCAGCGCTGCAATAATTGTGCCTGCTGAAATAGGCGATCAAATGGCTTACCTTCATAGTGCCAGCGGATCGGTTTACATTGGCGGGGCTGATTTAACGGCGGCCAACGGCTACCGCCTAGATAACGGCGATAAGTTATCCCTAATGGTTGGTGATCACCAGGCTTTATATGCGGTGACGTCAAACGGCACGGCAACCTTGTATGTGCTGAGTCAAGTCAATTAAGGGCGCTAAGGAGACACAATGCAAAAACAACTAAAAGCGATGGCCCTAAGTTACGGGCGCGCAGCGGCAGCAGCCGTGGTAGCACTATATATGGCAGGTGTGACAGACCCGCGTACATTGGCTAATGCGTTTATAGCGGCTTTGATCGGCCCAGCACTAAAAGCCATTGACCCAAAAGCAAAAGAATTTGGCGTAGGCCATAAGTAATGCGCAAACTGGTGGGGGCAGTGGCCTTGTCGCTGCTCCTATCAGGGTGTGGCTATCAAGGATGGGTAAGATATGAGTGCCAAGAATTTGAAAACTGGGACAAGCCGCAATGCAAGCCACCTGCCTGCGAAGTGGTGGGTACATGCACCAAAGACTTACTCCCAAAGGATGTATACAAAACGCCTAACACCTGAGCAATTACACGCCCGGTTGATCGTGTTCATAGGCTGCACACTGGCCGTGGTGTTTGCGGGTTGTGTCTTTGGCATGCTTTACGCCCTTATTTTTGTAACTCAGCCTATAACTAACCAAGCCCCTAATGATCGGGCTTTCATAGACTTATTAACAACCCTGTGTATATTCCTAACAGGAAGCCTTGGCGGTGTACTGGCTAGTAACGGACTTAAATCTAAGCCTAAAGTGCAGGATGAGGAAATAAAACCTTAGCCTTTGGCGTGTCTTTCCTTGCTTTATGTCATAGGTGCGCTTTACCCTTTTAGTAGTGGTTGGAAGGCCACAAAAAAATAAACTAAGGGGCTAAAAATGGAACAACAAATAGGTTACATGATTTTGGTAATACTGTTCACTGCGATAGTTTTTTACGCGCTAGGTGTACAGGCAGGCCGTAAGGATGGCTACTTCAGAGGCCGCGCAGCAGGTATGCGCATTGGTCAGGATCGTCGGGTTAGCAAATGATTAACTTTGATGAATATGAGGATGTAAACGCACGCATTAAAAGATTCAGAGCAGCACACCCCGTTGGCCGTATTGAAACCGACATTGTTGAGTGTGACTTAGACAAAGGCTACATATTGGTAAGAGCGCGTGTTTACCGTGAGCATGAGGATTTAGTGCCAGCAGCGGTTGATTACGCCTTTGGACACCAGGCTTTTTTTCGTGAAAATATGAAGCGTTGGTATGTTGAGGATTCTGTCACCAGCGCCATTGGCCGCGCAATAAGCCTGCTAATGCCCGTGGAAGCCCGGGCCACTAAACAGAATATGGATCAGGTAGAAAACGCGCCCATTGTAGATGTTTGGGCTACGTTACCTGCTACCGAAGGCACAGCAGTATCCATTGGCTCAGCCGTGGAAACCCTGAAAGCGCAGTTAGGCGGGGAAATAACCGAGGATTTGCCTAAGTGCAGGCACGGGCGTATGAATTGGAAGGAAGGCGTTAGCCAAAAAACAGGCAACGCGTATAAGGGATGGGTTTGTCCTTCTCCTACAAAGCCACAATGTCCAGCAGAGTGGGTTAAAGACTAATGGGCGATTTTGAGATCATAAAAATAACTACAGGTGAGCGCCTGCGTATAGACAAAGATGGCACAGAGTTACGCGATGAAGTGACACCGCCTGCGATTGAGTGGTGTGACAAAGGCCAGCATTACGCATCCAACCTAGGTGGCACGGATGTATATGACACCTTATGGATTTGCTTGGCTTGTAAATGAACCGCGTGGTGCTGGATTATTCGCAAGAAATTGAGGCACACCAGGTTGGATTTGCCAGGGTTGCAGCCCTAAATGGTAAACCCGATCACCCGGGAAGGTTTAACAAAGGCATAAGCCTGCACGAATTTATAGGCGAGAACGCTGAGGCCGTAGCCGCTGAAATGGCAGTAGCCCAATACTTTGGTTTACGTAACTTTAAACCTACCATTAACACTTTCAAAAATGAACCCGATGTAGGGGCAAGGCTTGAAGTTAAATGGACAAAATACACAAACGGCAGCCTGATCATAAACAAGACAGACAGGCAGCAGGATGTGGCCGTGTTGGTTACAGGCCGGAGCCCCGTGTATCAAATTGCAGGTTGGATACCTGTTGCAATGGCTAGACAGCCGATCTTTCACCACAGGTTGCAGGATAACTACTGGGTAACACAGCGCGACCTATTCCCTATTGACGATCTAAGGAGCAGCAGCCATGGAACTAGCATTTGATTGCCGTATTTGCAAGGAAAACAAGAATCACACAATAGTCCGGGTGACTGACAAACTGCCTGCCAACGTACACGTGTTGGAGTGCCTGGGTTGTGGGGTGTTAGGCGTGCGGATGGTTAGCGATGAAATGGTGAACAACCTATGAAACGATACTTGACAGCCCGGGTACGCTACAAACGCCTCAGCGAGCCGCATTGCGGCATGGCTCGCCTGCGTTTACTACTGCTATTGGGGGCGCTATCTGTTATTACAGCGGCATCCATAAAACCTGCATATTCAAGTGATGTAGAGATGTTTAAACTATATGCACATATGAAGGTAGCAAATGACAAACAATACAGATGTTTAGTATCACTTTGGTATTTTGAATCAAAATGGAATCCAAAGGCACGCAACCCTAAAAGCACAGCATTTGGTATTCCACAACTATTAAAGATGAAGGAAACTGACCCTTTCAAGCAAATAGATTTAGGTATAAAGTATATAAACCATAGATACAATGGCAGTTGTTGTGCAGCATTAGCCAAGCATAAGAAGTCAGGGCATTATTAATGAGTACCAAAGCAGGTAACCACAGGGGCAAGACAGCCTACAAACGTGCAAGGCTATTGGTATTGAGGCGTGATAACTACACTTGCTTGTATTGCCAAGGTGAGGCTACCCAGGTGGATCACGTTGTACCTTTGGCTACCGATGATTCACTGTTTAATGCGATCAATATGGATAACCTTGTTGCCTGTTGTGCTGATTGCAACCGACGTAAAGCAGCAAAGCCTATGCGTGTTTTTTTAGCCACTACGCCTACCCCCCCTGATTGTTCCCCTT